CATAAATTGGCCAAATTTTCCTGTAAATAGATCATCAGCTTTAGCTCTTAGAGAACACGTAATAAACACACTTAATGTAGCGTATGGGTCAAAAGACTGGAACGAAATAGTCGACTTATCCGTGTATGGGAGCACTGAAAGAAACACGCGGGGTAGCGGGTTTAGAATGCCGTTTTCACATAAATGGGTGACACACAAAGAGTGTGGTGGTAAAGGGTGTAAGAATTGCCAAGGGGGGAAAGAAACACAGAGTGAGTACCTACCTATACTCGTCTATAAACATGGACCACTCGCGATGTTCCAAAATATATCACCAGAGCCTACACTCGAAATCATGCAAATGGCAACTCTTAGAACCGAGTCTAAGGTTCCAAAGATCATAGAAGGTGCCCGAACAAAAGTTGAGGGGAGTTTCAGTGCAAATCAAACAAAGGATGAATTAAAAGATCCAGAAACGTGTGCACTTTTGGAGACGTTCATTCGAAAACACATGGAAGGGCAGTCAAATGCAAGAATTAAGAATGTCTACAAGGAAAAAAATAGTTATCTGGTCGCTACCACATCGAGATATTGTGAAAATACGAAGCGTGCACACGGATCAAATCACGTATGGTTTCATGTATTAGGAGACACCATATTCCAAAAATGTTTCTGTAGATGCGAAACCATGAAAGGGCGCTTCTATGGATTTTGCAAAGATTTCTCGGGGAGAAGACACCAACTTCCACCCACCGTCGTTGAAAAACTCCAAGTCACTAAATACAAACCCCCGCCAAAGAAAAAGACACAAGAAAAAGCAAAAGAAGATGTAAGGGGTGATCTAGAGACATACATCAAAAAATACATGGTACATGATGAATCCCTCGAAGTTCAAAAAATCGATACCCAAAGAGGAAAAAAGAAAATTGTTGCCACAAATCACGTGTGCCCAAAGTGTTCATCCCTATGCACGTTTGAAATTTTAAAAGATGAAATACAGAAGATGTGTAAATGTTATAACCGCAAGCATAGGCTTATAGATAAAATAACATCTAAATTATAAATGCTCGCTGTCATCTTCTTAATCGCAGTGATTTATGTATCTTCTAAGATGGTAAAGTGCGGAAGTGACCCAGACGTACTCAATGGGCTCATCAAAGAAACACACAAGTACTCCGGTATCAACGGCATTTTGTACAGGGAGTTCCTTGCAAACATAAACATGGCGAAGGAATTTAAGGGACACGATGACATATCCAGGAAACTCCTCGAACGGGCGATTCAAAACTTAGAAGAACTCGCACTTTACACGACAGCTACAGACACACCCGTCATAGATGAAATAAACGATATCATAACAAAGATTGTAGAAGAATTTGAGAACATATATAGACGCACTTAAAGATGTAATGAGTAAATAACATAAATGTCTTCCATTAGAACACGCTCAGGACGTATTTCCAAGCCCCCAGAACGCCTCGAAATCATCGAAGATGTCGAAGATGATTTTACCGACGAAGAAGATGAGGATTTCGATGAAGATGATTACGATTCCGAATCTGAAACGGAATCCGAATTAGACGATGAGGAGGACGCCGACGAAAACGGTAATTTAGCTGGATTCATCGTAGATGATGAAGATAGTGAAAGTGAGGAATAATAGACTTAAAAAAATAAAGCACGGTTTTATAAAATGGAGAGTGACATAGGAAACCCCATTGATTACAATCCAGACATCATCGATAAAGATGAACAGATCATCACAGAAGATCAACATGAACAGGAACCGGTGTATTATTATCCACCTCCACCTCCTCCCCCGCCACCTGTTCAGCAGTATCAAGAAAAAATAGATATATTTTCAAACCTGGATAAAACTGCCTATATCGTAATATTTGTGGCATTCATTCTAGGCTTTTTCATGGGGAAAACCATGCAACCAGTCATTCTTCGACCAGGATGAAAATCCCATGAAATCAGTCGTGGGTTCGTCTTTGTTGGACTCCAAAAAATACGCGCGACTCACCACGAGTGGGTCCTTTGACGCAGCGTTCGCTACATCTGTAGCTGTCACGTATGGATCTTCCTCTTCTTTCATCTTCCGTTTAAGTTCTCTGACCTGACGGTCTCTCATGCTTAAACCGAATATGTATAACACGATAAGAATGGTCACCACGTTAAGTGCGATGGTCAACATACTTATTATATGTGTGATTTTATTTTTTTTGTATTTACTTCGATTCCACCTCTTCACCCTTCTCGACTTCACCATCTTCCTTGATTTGTGCTTCCGTAGAGTTCACTTCCTCTTCTTCGGCTTCACGCTTCTTCTTACGTTCTTCGATTTCCTTCGCGACGATGGCGTCGGCTTCCTTGATAAGTTCCTCCATAGGAGCGTCTGGCTTTTCCTTTTGTAGACGCTCAAGAACTTCAGCTGGATGACTGATTGGGGATTCATCCGGCTTTGTGTAATACTTGGAATTTTCGTCACCGGGCTTAATGAATGTGTTCGTACCAGTCTCCATCATGTCCCGCTTACGTTCTTCAAACATCTTCGCGGCCATTTGCTGGTTTTCCTTGTATCCACTCATGAGCTCCTCGAGCTTTTCGTTCGTGTAATGCACGTCGTCGATGGACGTGGGATCCGGTGGAATCAAGAGCCATTTATACATATCCACGACATATATGTCGAAAGTGGCGTCTTCTTTTTGAAGACGCTTTGCGTGCGACGCAGCTTCTTCTCTAGAGTTGAAAGCGCCTCTGATCTTGATACCAAACTTATCATTCTTCTGAGGGCATTCTGGACCAACCACGGAGAGACACGCATAGAGTTGACCTGGAACGACAGTGTAATCTTGCTCGAGAGACATTTTTCTGACTTATACACGTTTCAAAACTTTAAGCTAACTTAAAAGGTAAATACAAATTATAACAAATGGTTCATACGTTTTGGAACACACAACCGTTGGGTGGTCAAAAAATTGGCGAAATAGAATCGTCTAGGACATATAGTGAAACACCCGTCAAACTCCCAGATGAATTTGAATGGTCCACGTGTTCTATCGATGAAATCAGTCGCTTAATCAGTTCTCACTATATACGCGATGAACACTTTTCATTGGAATATTCAAAACAATTCATCGCGTGGGCGACACAACCCGAATGGAACATAGGTATACGAACTAAATCCGGTGGTAAACTCGTCGGTTTCATATCGGGTGTACCTGGTAAATACAGGTTTCACGACGAGGTAGTGCCCGTCATGCAAGCCAACTTTTTGTGTGTACACGATACGTTACGCAATCGACGACTCACACCTCTTCTCATATCCGAGCTCGCGAGACGATCCAATGCGAAGGGTATTTGGCAAGCCATTGCCACGGCCGTCGCCGAACTCCCATCACCCATCACCAAGTCAAACTATTGGCACAGACTCTTAAACGTACCAAAACTCAATAAGGCAAAATTTTCACAAGAACGTGAAAGGTCTCACATCGTGCGTGGGTCTTGTCAACACAGGCTCATGACCAAAGAAGACATACCTAGAGTTTCGCGCGCACTAAATGCGCACATGTCTAAATATTCCGTCGCACCCGTGATAGATGAAGACTACGTGTCTAGATATCTCATGCCCGTGGATGATATCGTATACACGTACGTAGACGACAATGATCACGTCACGTCATATTACTCGGTACCTTACACGTCCGTGAAAACTGGAATACACATAAAACAAGCCTACATGTTCTATGACACGGGAGAAGGAGACCTAAAAGATGCAGTCATTTTGGCAAGAAATGCGGGCTTCGATGTTTATAACACAATCGACGTTGGGCTTGATTCGGACATACTCTCTGCTTCCAAGTTCATGGAAGGCAATGGTCATAATCACTGTTACGTTTACAATTGGTATTGTGGAGACATCCATAGAAATAGTATATTTATGAGATTTTTCTAATATTTTTTTATTTCTATAAATTTTATAAAAAATTATTTTTTTTTTCAAAACTTTTTTCTTTTAAAAGAAAGTGTAAAAAATAAAAAAAATTTTTTTGTTTTTATTTTTGAAAAAGTATGGTGTTACTTTAAAATATATTCCACACCCCATGTCTAAATCATACATATAAAGAAAAGACTCGTCTTTATCACGAATGATGCCTAAGTCAAACGAGTGTTGAAAAAATATCAAACAGATACATGGAAGAGATACGGAAGCATCACAACTCGGAGAAGCGTGAACTCATACAGAGAGTATGTAGAGAAGGAGACGCAGTCTTGGATGTGGGATGTGGGTTCGGGGGTGATCTAGGGAAGTATAAACAGTGTAAGGTAAATCTCAGTGCGTGCGAACCGTTAGAGGATGCACTGAATGAAGCCAAAACTAGGGCGAATACACACAAAATGCGTGTTAATTTCTACTTGGGTGACATCATGTCTACACCAAACCGAAGGTACGATGTAGTGTGTTACAATTTTTCTCTTCACTACATATTCAGGGATGAAAATTTATTCAGCGACACTACACGAGAGATTAGTCGACGAATGAAACCGGGTGGTAAACTGATAGGTATCATACCCGATTCAAACCAAATCATATTTAAGACCCCACTCAATTACGGAAAGGATAGCTTTTTTGTGATGAAATCAACGAGTAACGGACAATTTGGAGAAAAACTTTTTGTCAATCTCGAAGATACACCGTATTACCAAGACGGCGCAAAGTCCGAACCCATCGCACATAAGGATCTGTTAGTCACGCGTTTAGAAAAAATGGGTTTTAGACTTGAATCATGGGAACCCCTTTCAGGAAATCCTATATCCGAACTTTACTCTAAATTTATCTTTGTATATAAGAGATGATATTCGTGTTACTTTTGATCATCATAAACGTACTCATACTTATAAACACAACTGAACCAGAAAAACTTCGCGTCGTCAAGGAGCGATATGAGACTCTTAGAAATCACATACACGAATCAGGTGATGAAGAGTTTTCACACTTAGTACACCAAGTACCCATCACCGCCCACCATCGAGCTCAACAGGGTAGCGTCGGCTACAACGTAAACAAGGGTCACGAGATAGGTTTATGTATAGACGGTGAACCAAATGAGATCATGCACGTGTTGATACACGAATTGGCACACGGGTGTGTTGATGAGTACGAACATAGTGCGAACTACTGGGAAAAGTTTGAAAAGCTCAAGTCAATGTGTGTCGCCATAGGCGTTTACCAAGAAATTCCTGAAAGAACGGAATTTTGTGGTAAACACATCCAGGATAAATAATGTATACATATGATAAATGAACAGACAACTCTTTGTTTTTATTTTCATGTGGATAGCGTCTCTCTTCATGATGTTGAGTCCAGTGTTGGCGGATAAGGCGAGTAACGAGACGAAGCCTTGGATCATCGCCGCGCTCATTCTTGTATTGATCCCAATCACGCTTAACTTGATCGCGCGCGGTGGCTACGGTCGTATCAAACTCACTAACTTGGGTGTCGATCACAAGTTCATCGTGTTGGCGTGCGGTATCGCTTATGCCATCGCGTCTATATTCATAAGCTCGATCGGTGAAGTCAAGCAAAACCTCCGAATGTTTGGCAAAGATATCAGTAGCACCGGTAAGTCTTTGGCGCTATTGATAACCGCGTTTATTGGTGGTTTGATTGGCGCTAACATATTCAATGAAGGCGCTCGCTATGTATATCGCATACGCTATTAATTAAGCGTATCGCTTAAGCACGTAGAAAATACCCGCCGCCACAGCACCGGTCGCCGCGAGGCCGACCATGCTTCTGTGTCCCTGTTCGTTTAAGAACTGTGGGATATAATTGGCGAGCTTTTCCTGTACAGGCTTACTAATGGCAGCCGCAGTACACGCCGCGACGACGACGGCTTGCATCTGCTCATCAGTAAGGTTGAATGGATTCTTGGTTTGTGGGGCGACTTGTTGTTGCTGTTGCTGTGGTTGCATAACCATTGGCTGTTGCATGACAACTGGCTGCTGAACCCGTGGATCGGATTCCATCATTGGTGGTTCGAGTGGCATTTCTGGTTGTCCCATGATATCTGATATTGGCGTGGAATCCATGGTCATTTCTTTATTTTGGCTCACATTTTTTTCAGGTTGGTTCTGTTGCACAAAAGATGTGGTCAAAGGCACCATACCATCATCATTTTCAGAAAGATTCAAAGTCCGCACGTCGGTAGACATTTATGTAGACTGACTTTTTTGAAATCGATGAGTGACGCATCGTCATTTTCGTTTCGTGACGGTGAGGCGTGTTTTCTTGGTGGCATTCTTTGCATCCGCCTCCTGTTGTTCCAAATATTTTGGATTGTACGTTTTCTTGTGCATACTCCAAAGTTGTGGACTTCCAACTCTAAACCCATTTCGAATGGTTGCCTTGTACCAAAAGACACAGTCCTGTATTTTATTAGATTTAACGGTATTATCTAATACAAGACACTCATAGTTTTCCGTGCATGCATCCATTACCTTACAAAACATATCAAACGAAGGAAAGATACCAAAAAATGATTTATATAGTTTTTCTCGGTTCTGTATGATGTTTTCCCTGAGTATGAACACATAGTCTACGTTGGCACGAAGCGCTGGTGGAAGATCCATCACGTATTGCATCGTCAACATGAAAAAAATGTTAAAGTGTCTTCCATTCATAAAACACTGTCGTATCCTGGTTTCCTTCAAAAATTTGGAATCATACATGCAATCATCCAGAAGCATGAACGCTCCGTTCGTTTTGTTCTTCCCTTTGGTACCCACGAGCTTTCTCTGCCTGGACAACACACGATCTACCGCTTCACCATCGTAATCTCCATAGACACAGACGTCCGGAATGAAATTTCCGTAAAAGTGATTCCCTTCTTCCGTGCCTGATAGAACAATCCCCGCTGGAATATGTTTCTTGTAGTACATGATGTCTTTCACGAGTGTCGATTTACCTGTGTTACGTTTTCCAATGAAGACGCATATTCTGTCGTCATCCATCTTGGCTGGATTGAATTTTCGCAACTGAATGTTCATTCTAAAATACCGTATCGTTTTAATTCACAAAATTTTACTCACAAATAATAGGAATGTCGGGTAAGCTCACACTCGCAGCCAGGGGCGTCCAGGACAGATGGCTCACCGAACAACCACAATATTCGCATTTTATATCCAGATTTAGGCGTCACACAAAGTTTGCATTCGAACAAGTAGAGATACCATTCGAGCGTTTCCGAGAGCCTGGGAGTGAAGCTACCGCACGCATACAAAATAACACGGGAGACATGCTCAAGGGTATCACACTGAGTTTGGACATGCCACCCCCTTATAACAAGGATACGACTACGCACACAGTCGATATTTCAGCCACCCCCGGTGTGTTTTCCGTGGATGGCGTAGAATCACCCTATTACCCAATTTATCAAGGTAAAACGTACACCTTTGTTAGTAACACTAGTAACGTCGCTTTAACATTCAATAATAACGGCACGAGTGATCCGTATGAATGGACTGATTTGGGTAATAACACATACACACTCAAAATACCAGTAAACACTGGAAATTACACGGGGTTTACCATCTCATATATTGGCTATTCCATGTCCCTAGATGTGAGACAATTTAGATGGAAAGAAAAGTCGATGCCTACAAAAATAATACAGTACGTTGATCTATTCATAGGTAGTCAGCTCATACAGCGCATCACAGGCGATTACGTGTATATGTATAATCAACTAAATTA